GGTCGACACGTTCATCATGCGCAGCCAGCCCAGCGGGCTCAAACGGTTCCTGGTTTACATCAGCGACGACGGCAGCTTCCGCCGGGAGGAGATCACCTAAAGATGCGTTACCTCTCTTTTCTCATTCTCCTGACCCTGCTTCTGCCGCGACTGCAGGCCGCGAACCTGGTCACCGGGTATTTCAATGTCACCAATGTGCCGGCCATCGGCGACCAGGCGGAGATCAACGGCACTGCCTACACCTTCACCAACGATGTCAGCGCCTCGCCCTCGAGCCTGATCCTCATCACCAATTCCGTTCCGTGGACCGCGACCAATCTCTCCATTCACCTGGGCAGTTACCGGGTGTCCTTTGCGCACATCGTCTCGATGTCCGCGAGCAACGTGGTGTCGGTGGTCGGTTTTGTGGGCGAGGACTTAACTCTCGGGATCACAGGAAATTGGGGTTACGTCAGTTATCCCCCCACTAACACGGTGGCCGCTCCGACCTTCGTGGTCACGGTGCCATGGACCGCTGAGGCCTCGACCAACGCCACCAACATCGCATCGATGCTGGTCGACTATCTCGGCGTAGCAACCAATGCAATCGGGACCAACGCGCCGGCGCTGGCCAAATACGCCACCCTGCAAACCGCCCAGACCATGGGTAACAAGGTCCTAACCAATAGCTATTTTCAGAACGTCGCGGTCAGTAACGGAACCATCAGTGTTACTAATTCGACGCTCGCGAACTCGGCTCACACTGGATCGACCTGGACGGGCGGATCCATCAGTGGCGCCGCGCTCAGTGCCAGCAATGCGGTTCTGCACTCCCTGATTTCGACCAACGGCACCAATTACGGCCTTTCGTTCTCCTCGCCAGGTCCTCTCCCCGGGTCACAACAATTCGGTGGGGGCGTCGTAACCGGCAACGGAACCAACGGCCTGGCCGTCGGTGCGAATGCGGTGGTGACTGGTCGGAATGGAATTGCCGTCGGCACTTTTGCTCTGGCGGGTGCGAGCAACTCCGCAGCCTACGGAGCGTTCGCTGAAATCAATGACGGGGCCGATGGCGCGACCTCGATTGGCACTGCGAGCGGAGCCAATGCGCCTTACTCCCTGGCCGCAGGAGCCCTTGCCTCGGTCGGTTCCGGCCACACCAACTCTACTGCGATCGGTTACGGCACGACCACGACCGCCCCCAACCAGGTGCGCATCGCTATGCCCGAACACACCACCTCGATCGCTGGGATTCTGGAGGCGGCCAGTGCGACCAACAACACCTGGACGGGCACGAATATTCTACGAGGGGATCTTTCCACCCCGGCCTTTTCTTTTACCACCCTCGGCGCCGGCAACAATTTCGCGGTCGACTTCGGAACGAACCACTACATCCGCATCAATGGCACCCTAACGGGCGACGCGGCTTTGTGTGGAATTGTTGCCCGGGCCCGCGACGGCCTCTCCTACCTGGTTGAGAATAACACCGGTTACATTCTCACCCTCAGTCAGAACACGATCGATCCGACTCCGGCCAACCGGTTCTCGCTCCACAACGGGAACAACATCTCGGTGGTCCACGGTGGATTCTTTGCGCTGGTCTATGATGCCGCCGAATCGCGTTGGAATGTTGACAGTGTTTATCCTCAGGTCGCCTTAGGGACAAACGTCGCAGTCACGTTGAGTGGCGACAACGCGACGGTCAGCACGACCAACCGGGCTTACGTCAGGCTGACCAGTGACAGTGTCACAGCCACCTCGCGCACATTCATTCTCACACCGGGCAGCAGCACCGGGCAGACCCTGAAAATCCATTTCACCGGGGCGTTCGGCGCTGAGCTGGTTGACGATTCCGCCGGCGCGGTAAGTGGGAACCACCGCCTGGCATCGACCTGGACAGCCAGCCAATACGACTCGATCAGCCTGACCTGGGACGGAACGGATTGGATCGAGGACAACCGGAGTGCCAACTAGCAATGAAGGGTTGGGCTCTTCTCTTCTTTTTGGCGATCGCTCTCAACGTCCAGGGCGCCCACGTCCTTTTTAACTTTCACGATTTCACGTCCACCACGGTCGAGCTGACCAATCGCCGTGTGTTGATCACGCCCAAATCCACGCCTCGGGTGGATAGCGGCCGAATTGCCTCCAGTGATCGCCTGTCGTTTCTGACCGACGCCAACGCCTCGTTCACGGTGAGCAACATGGTTCATGGCAGCTACTACGTGGAGGTGCCCGGCCCTTACACGGTGACCCCTTTCACGATCCTGGTGCCGCAAACCAATGCTTTTTTAAACGCCACAGGCCTGCTCTCCCAGACGATCGATCCAGCCTCCACCGCGGGCTACACACAAACGCAGATCAACGCACTGCTTTCGAGCAACCTCGTCTACGTCGCCGCCGGCACCAACATCGTCGCAGTCACCAACGGCAACGTTGTCACGATCAGCGGCACCGCCAGCGGAGGCGGCGGTGGATCCTCCAGTGAATCACTGCTCACCATGGGCACCGGCTCACCAGTCGGAACTGATCCCGGAACGGTTTTTTATTACGACGTCACTGCTCAAAGCCTCTGGATCAACATCGATGGAGAATCCATCGGTTGGATCCAGCTTCTGAAAACTGGATACCCGCCCTACGAAGGCGGGATTGGCGGTGGCGGCGGATCTGAAGTGCTAAGCGGGAACGGTTCTCCCGAAGGAGCGGTAACTGCCAACCCCTCCACGCTCTATTGGGACACCACGAAAGCGCTCTATCTCAAGCAGAGCGGCACGGGCCCCACCGGCTGGATCCAGCTTCTCAGGTTCTCACCATGAAACGTCTCCTAATCCTCTTATGCCTCTTTGCCTCGCTGACTGTCCGGGGCGCGGATCTACAAGTCGGCACCAATCAGGTGGCGTGGCTCGCTGATTTTCTGAGCGCCAGCAACGTTCTGCGCCAGGCCATCGATGCCATCGAAACCGGCGGTGAAGTCACTATGGAGCAACTCAATACTGCTTCGAATGTCGTCTACGCCGTGGCCGTGAACGCGACCAACGCCCTGGCTCTCAAGCTGGTCAACGACATCTATACTGTTTCGAACCTGCTCTACAATAGTTACGCCTTACTCCCTAACCTCTCCCAGCTCTACACCAACGCGAGCGGATTCGGGATCAAGGAGTTCGCTGTAGCCACGAATTTTTCGGCGCGTGGGCTCATCGTCCCTAATGCCACGCCCAGCAAAGTGGCGATCTTTGACGGTATTCGTTTTGTCACCAACTCACCTCTCAACGCGGACATCCTGACTAATCTGGCCGACGTCATCGAGCCCATAGGTGGAGCTCTGGCCCTGAAAGCGCCCCTGTCGGCACTCCAGGGGGCCACCAACGAATTGTGGCAATTCCTGCAAGGAGAATGGGTAGAGCTCACCGACCCGGACACGATCGACCTTGCCATCCCGCGGCAAATTATCACCCTGACCACCGGCTTCTCGCCCAATTTCGGAAACACCTACAACGGCGCGGCCTCTTCCATCTATTTCAAGGTTGCAACCGTGCAGGAGATCACCTTTGAAGACGTGCACTTCCCCGAATTCCCGGAAGGCATTACCAACTCCTGGAACGGGACAAACCTTTTTGTTTTTGCGGTCATTGGCGAAGGCCAGGAACTAGTCGGCTTCTTAAGCGGCCTTGCCGGCCCGACCGTAACCGCCTCCGACATTGCCCAGGCGACCAACGACCTGGCAACGGTCCAAACGGCCGCGCTCAACACCGCCAGCAACGCGGTCCGAACCGCTGCCAGCCTCTTTACCAATGCCCTGGCGACCGTGCAGACCGCTGCGCTCAACACCGCCAGCAATGCGCTGACGGCAAGCCGTGTGGCCAGCTCCAGCGGAAGCGCCACCGGCCTAACCGTTCGCGCGCTCACGATCGCAAGCAATGTCGTGTGGACAGGGTCGCGCCCCGCCGCGGTGAGTGCCGCCACTAATTTCGTTCTCAATTTCGCCCCCCAGGCAGCCGGCGACCTGATCTTCGACGAGCAAAACAGCACCAGCATTGTGAACATTGTTCACGGGACGAATTTCTCCGGAGGCGGCCGCTACATCACCGCCACGTTTGTATCTGGGAATACTAACAAGTTGATCAGCTGGCCTGATCAACTCCGCACCAATATCCTCGGGACCAACTTTCTCATCAACCAGGTGTGGATGCCTTCCAATAAGGTCGGGAAAATCACTTGGGATAACGCGCTGGGAGCAGCGGCCTTCGTCACCTTCAATTATCCGGTGTGGGGGCCATGATCAGGTTTCTTCTTCTTTTCCTGGTCGCGGCCTCGCCGTGTCTCGCTCAAAGGACCCCGTACCGTCCGGAGTTCCTGTCGCAACTTCTGCCCAAGGCCGCCGTCGGCGGAGGCGGAGGCGAATTCGACTTTGAGGAAACGTTCGAAGGGTCCAACGATAACACCTGGACTATCCCCTTTGGCGGCGTCGACCTGAACAACACCACGACCCCCATTGCCGGCGCACAATCGGCCTACGCGGCGCCCTCGGAATTTAAATACGCCTGGGCCTCGATCCCGTTAAAGGATCAGCACTACTGGAAATTCAAATTTAACTCCGCCGGCTTTGCCACTGGTGGAAATGCCAAGTTTACCCTGTCTCGCAACGGAGTTGCCGATGACTGCGTTATTCAGATCCAGTCCAACGGAAAAGTTGTCATGCGCCACGGCGCCGGCGACGACGAAGGGGACACAACCATTGTTACCGGCCAGGTTTACACGATTTGGCTGGATTGGGTCAAAGGCACGGGATCCAACGGCACCTTTCAGTTTTACATCAGCACTACCGACACCAAGCCCGGCGCGCCTGACGGCGGCGGCGTGGACGGCAGCGGACAACAGCCCGACGTGGTAACCCTGCAATGGGGAAACAACGACGCTTGCCGGTTCGATGCCCTGCAATCCAGCACCTCACCTATTCCATGAAGTTTTTCATTGTCTCGATTTTCCTCACCGTTTGTCTAACAGCCAACGCCGCCAAGCACGTCCGTGCCGGCGCCAGCGGCACCGGTTCCGGCGACAATTGGACCGACGCCTACACAACGCTTCCTTCGACCTTGACCCGGGGGGAAACCTACTATGTCGCAGACGGCACCTACTCCGGTTACACCTTCGACGATGAAGGCGTAGGAATGCAGACGATTAGCATTTTGAAGGCAACGGACGCCGCCCACGGCAGCGCCACCGGATGGAACAGCACGTATGGGGATGGCCCCGCGACATTCACCTCGACCCTGACCTTCACGCGCCCGAATTACATATTCGATGGGGTCGTTGGCGCCAAGCGCAGCGGGCACGGATTCAAGGTCGCGCCGACTGTGGCGGGATATATAATCAACATCACCGGGACGGCTGAATACCAGACCATCAACGGCGTTCAGACCTTCATCCCCGGGACTCTCAAGACCGCCTCCAACACAGTCATACGATGTGTCGAGGGATACTACCCGAGTCGCTATAGTCCCACGTTCGTCAGCGTCAATCATCAGTCCGCCGGATTGGAGGTGAAGTATCTGGTCACTAATCTCGGCTGGTCGCACTTCGACAAATTTACGATGCAGCACTGCTATATCCACGAGATACCTGGATATCCGATCAGGTTCATTGGCGTGGATAATGGCCTCATCGAATACACGATCATCGAGGATCAGTGGACGACCACGGAGCAACACGCCAGCGGGTTAGTTATCCGGGACCGGGCGTGCAACAACTGGATCTACAGGTTCAACGAGATGATGAACATGGAGAAGGTCACTGGGGGCATGACCGTCTATAACGTTCCCCACCTAAACTGGCTCGTTTATGGGAACGTATTCCGCGGAATCGTCACGGCCATGGGAGCCATTACCTCGAACGAGCACCCCGGCGGCAGTGGCTCCTGGGTCAACTGCAAGTTCTACAACAACACCTTCGACGGAATGCAGCTGGTAAACATGCACGGGATCACGCTTTACAACCCAAGCTCTGGAAACCAGATCTACAACAACATCTTTTATCGCTGCTATTGGCTGCAGCTAATCCCCAATGGCACCGAGGACTATAATTATTTTTCTGACTGTCGATCCGCCGGCGGCTGGCTTCCAGATGGCGCGCACGATAGCCCGTGGGTCGAGAATCCGACAAAGCGATCAGTCATCACGGCCAGCCCGTTCATTAACGCCAACTCAAAAAACTACCACCTTAACGCCAGCCTTTCGGCTTATCCAGGCCTGGCCCTTGGCGCCCCCTTCAATGTCGACCCTGACGGCACGACCCGAGGCGGCGAAATCTGGGACCGCGGCGCCTACGAGTTCGAAGCCGGCGAGGCGGATATCGAAGCACCAACGACGCCCAGCAACGTGGACGCAGTAGCCACGAGCGGCACAACGGCAACCGTCACCTGGACGGCCAGCACCGATAACAACGGAGTTTTTAACTACCGCATCTTGCGAAATGGATCCGAAGTAGGCACGTCGACCGGGTTAAGTTTTAACGATACTGGCCTCACCCCCGCCACCACCTACACTTACAGAGTGGTTGCGGCCGACGGCACCGGGAACGTTTCCGAACAGTCAGCTTCCAAGTCCATCACCACCCAGTCTCCGGACATAGCCGCACCCAACGCCCCAAGCCAACTAAGCGCCACGCCCCGCTCCTCAACCAGCGTATCGCTGCAATGGCTGGGCGCCTCCGATAATGTTGGTGTGACCGGTTACAATGTTTATCGCGGCGCCACCCTGGCCGGCACCGCCGCAGGCGTGGAATTTACCGACACAGGCCTGGCCCCGGAAACCACTTACACCTACACCGTTAAAGCCTTCGACGCCGCCGGCAATCTCTCGACCGCCTCCGCCTCGGCCGGTGCCACCACCGACGAAGCGCCTCCGTTCCCGCTCGATGACCTCGAGCTTTGGCTGAAACCTGACGTGGGCGTGACCACTAACACCTATTTCAAAAGCACCGCTGATGTTTCGGTCGTTTCAAGCTGGGCGGACCAATCAGGCAACGGCCGGCATGCGTCGCAGGCAACTCTTGGATCACGACCCATTTACCGCGCGGGCGATTTGAACGGCAACCCGACCCTGGAATTTAACGGCAGCTCCGACTTTCTGACCTTTAACCTCCCCGTAAATGGTGAAACGGAAATGACCATTTTCCTGGTCGCCAAGAACACGGAAGTGCAGGCGGCTGGCGCGAGCGAAGCCGAACGCGCGGCCCTTTTCTGGAATGAGACAGCCAGCTGGGGAACGATTTATCTCTCCCCGTTCCAGGCTACGATCCCTTTCAGGTTCGGGACGACCCAGAGCGGCAACCGTTTTATTTACACCCGACCCGCCAGCATCGCCGGCGCCTGGAGCATCACCACGGCCGTGAAAAGTAACACGGTTGATTACCTGTTTGTGAATGGCGCCCAGGTAATGATCCAAACCGGCCGACTCCCGACGATCGCCGGTTGTCAGGCTGTGGGGAACATCGGACGCGGCTATAATTTCAACACCTACTTTTACGGGAAATATGCGGAGATACTGATTTATTTCCGCGCCCTCACCGTCCTGGAACGCGAACAAGTCGAAAATTACCTGGCGGAAAAATATTTCTCCGGCGGTTCCGATCCGGAAGCCGACACGACGCCACCGACCGCACCGACCGACCTGGTCGTCAATCCCTTTAGCCCTACACAACTCAGACTGACCTGGACTGCGAGCACCGACGACAGCGGCATCAGCCATTACACCATTTACCGGAGCGGGGTCGCGATCGGGAACACCACCAGCACCAGCTACTCAGATTTCCCCTTGTCGCCTGACTCCACTCACACCTATTACGTCGAAGCGACGGATAACAACCTGAACCGATCGCAACCCTCATCGAGCGTCGAAGAGAGCACGCCGGAACTTCCGGAAGCTAGCAATAGCCCGCTTATGCGCGCGCGGCCCAACTCCAGCACTTCGCGGCTTATCTTCCGCCGCTAATTGACTTCGGATTTTGTGAGGTGCGGCCGCTTGACAATCTTTGGACTCGACTTCTAACCACCGTGACATGATCGGCCTGGACCTCGCAAAGGTCTGGGCCTCATGTTTGCTCGCTCTCTCCACAGTGCGGCTTGATGGCTTCTCTATCATTGCCATGTTCTCCGAACTTAAGCCGCTCCTTGAAATCGTCCTCCTCGCGTCGTCCAGCGCCTACACCATCCTGAAGTTGACTGAGGTGGTATTGCGACGCTGGAGGCGATACCGACACCGAAAGCCACGTCATCGTTCTCGTGAGAGGAGCGGGCTCACGTAAAAGCAAATCCGCCGTGAGGGGCGCGTCTCACGCTAATTTAACGCGCAACATTTTTTTTTATGATCGAGAACCTCGCCCCGCTTTGGAACGCCCTCTCTGGGCATCAAGATTGGATTGTCGCCGCGTTCACCTGGATCGGCGTCGCCCGAGTCATCTTCAAAGTCCTCTTCTCCATGCTCGGGGATCTGGTCAAGAAAACACCCAGCGACCGCGACGACGCGTTTGTGGATGGTCTCATGCGCAGCAATATCTACGCTGCGATCGCGTTTCTTCTGGACTGGATTCTCAGCATCAAGCTGCCTCAGGTCGAAGCTCCGGCCAGGCGCTAGCCCCGGCTCTTTCCTGAGGGAAGCACGCCGTGTTAAGCTAACCCCTGATGGCAACTCTCGCGCTGATCGACGATGACAAGACCGATCAGGCGATGTTTGCGGAGATGTGCCGCCGCGGGTCTGGCAAGACGTCCCTTGAGCTCATAGCTGGCCCCATCTTCGATTCGGGCGAGCAGTGCCTGGCCAACTGCGACCCCTACCAAATTGACGTTCTCCTGGTCGACTTAGGCCTGCCTGCTCTGTGCGGACCGGAACTGATCCGCACCCTGCGAAAGACATGGCCCCGGTTGCGGATCATGATTTGGACGGGTTCGGCCCTGGCCAGAGACCTCCGCGATTGTCTGCGCGAGGGAATCAGCGGTTACATGCTTAAGGGGCCTGTCGCTGCCAACGCGGGAGAGGATTTCGCCACCGCGATGCACGAGGTCATTAACGGGTGCGGCTATTACCTGGATAGCAGGCTCTACCGGTTTATCTTCGAGCGGCTCGCTGAGCCCCTCCCCTCCTTAACCGCCCGGGAACGACGCATCCTGGGCTCGCTGAAACTGGGTTATGCAGCCAAGGAAATTGCAGGAGCCCTGGGCATATCCGAAGAGACCGTCAAACAGCACGCTGAAACCGCGCGCCACAAGTGCGGGGCGAAAAATACGATGGAGGCCATCTACCTCTACCAGCTCTGATCTACCACTAAAGGGGGAGTAGTCGACCCAACCCGGATCTGACCAGAATAAGCCGCAGAATGAAAAGCTGCTTGCCCCTCCCACTCCCCGTCAAGATCCCGTCATCACCTGCTGCCTCCCAGGCGGCCTGCACTGACTCCATAGGCTGATTCGCGCGCGATCCACCCCCGGCAGCGTGACTGGGGGCCAAAAGCGGCACCCTATGGCCAAAGAACATGCAGGCGGTCATCTCCCTCCCGGGGTATTCCGCGTCCCCGTCGAATGGTCCGAAGATAAGGCCCAAGCGATCCAAATCGAGGTTTTTGACTTCGAGCACCTCGATTCGCTCGAGGACCAGGTGAGAGAACACATGGCAGCCGGCAAACCTGTCTCTGACCTGGTGAAGCGCCTGGCACGGCTCTGGATGTGCAAGGAGAAGGAAGAGATCATCAGCAAACTTCTCTCGGTGATCATCCAAAGCAAAAAGCCAGGCCTGGCCGCCACGCAACTGGCGTTCGCTGCCGGCCTCTACGTCACCGCCTCCGTCACTGGGCCAGAGCTCGCCAAAAAGCACGGCATCTCCAAGGAGGCATTCCAGCAGGGGGTGGAACGACTGCGCGAGGAACTGGGCCTGCGCCAGACAAGGACAATGCGCGACCAGAAAGCCCGCGACACGATGCGCCAGACCAATTACCGGCCAGGTAAACTCAAAGCTGCATGAACCAAGACACCTCCATCGCCATCATCCCCGCCCCTCTTCAGCATAAGGTTCAATTGAGCGCTGTCGGCGCTCGCTTCACCGACCTGACCGCCCACGAGTGGAAGAGTCTCTGGCTGCCCTTCCGTCGCGTCCGCAAGGCCTTTAATTTCACCCTGGGCGATTGGATCAATCACGGGAAGGCTGCATACGGGGAACGCTACGCCCTGGCGCTGGATACAACGGAGCTGGAGTACCAAACCCTCCGAAACTTCGCCAGCACCTGCAGTTTGGTGACATTGTCCCGACGTCGGGACAAGCTTGATTGGTCCCACCATGTCGAAGTCGGCCCCCTATCCCCCAGAGATCAAACGAGGTTTCTGAAACTGGCCGAGGAAAATAACTGGTCAGTCTCCGACCTCCGCCGCGCCATCCGGGACGAACAAGGTGAGGTGAAAGAAAAAGCATTGCCGCCGGGGTTTATCCCCAGGTCCTGGGTGGAAGAAGGTGTCCGGTGGTTCCGCCGACAAGATGTGATGAACTGGGATCCTGAACGGCGCGCTAGCTTGAAGAGGGAGCTGGATCCGATCGTGGACCTGGCGAAGGGGCTTTAGCAGGCTTGGCGTTGCGGCGGGTTTGGATTGTTTGGCCATCGCTTCGCGCGCGCTTGGGCGAGCCGCTTCCGTCTTCGCTCGAGCTCGGCTTGAGTGAATTTTTTAGGCACGCCTTTGGCAAGGCGTCCAAGAGCTTGGGCTGCTTTATTTTTGGACGGCATAAAAAAGCGGGATGGTCTTAACCAACAGAATTCCTTCCTCCGATATTTCCTCGGCTTCCAAATTGCGGGTCCATAGCTCGCTTATAGCTGTCCCAGGCCGCAAATGCAGCCTGCTCGGCGTCGGCTGGTCTAGCAGATTGAAGTATCCGCTCGCCAATCCGCCCCTCAGATCAGTCGCATAGCACAGGACCGGCTGAGCGTAGCCCAGCACGCGGTCGGGCGCGTGAACGCGTATCGGGACGTTAGCCTGGTGCCGCGCCAGAATGATCCACTGGTCGCGGCCAATGACGTAGCACTGGCCATTGCGTTGGATCGGCGCGTCACCCAGCGGCAGGTCCGGTGGAATAGCGGGCGAGCGCGCGTCGTCGCGCATGCGATAGATGTGCTCCCCTGACTCATGCCACGCGCACAGGGCAGCCCACGCATCGACCAGGACGCGCTGCTCCGGCTGCACGGGCCACGGACCGCGCAAGAGTTTGTCTTGCACGGCCCACGCGAGCTTGTGGAGTTGCTTGGTCACAAGTCGGTGGAATAAATCGCGTCACGGTCGATTTCGAGCGAGCTCCAATCAGAGCCAACCTCAATTCGACGGGTGGAGGATTGATATTGATAGGTCTTCGAGTAGGGCCATTTGGGGGCACTGCTCCCGCGCCACTCGTTGCCCGTCGGGCTTACCCAGCAATATCCTTCACCGGTTTCGACAGGGGACTGATTGCCGGGGACGTATTTGATGGGCGCGTGAGTTCCGGCTATTTTTGTGGGCGCCGGCTTGCGGCCAGACCGGCGAACCGGGATCTCGCACAGCGGGGTGACAGAGCGGCAATATAGCTTGCCGTCGCGCTTTTCGCCGTCCACCTCGCACTCAAGCAGCACTACCTCGCCATTCGGGGCGTAGGTGGTTGCGTAGCTCAATGCGGAGAATTTGGATGGATAGGCAAACAGCCAATTACCATGGTCATTCGAGCCGCCTGATGCCTTGCGGGTTACTCTCAACACCCAAACACTCTCCTCGCCCTCGAGGAGGCGATTAATCGACAGGTAGGAATCTTCACTTTTGCGGATCACAGTCTTGTAGGCTTTCATTTTTTCTTCCCGGACTTTTCCGACCTCGGTCTGGTCGTTCACGATATGCGTCATTGCTTATCGTGGTTTTACTTTCTCATATCCGATTATCTGATGCAAGCAAAAAACATTGAAAAAAGTTAGGCCCTTCGCACGCACTCAGAGCACAGGTCCTTTTCCACCCACGCACATCCGCCGGCACATGCATTATCCCAGGTGCAGCCGCAGACACGGCACTTCCTGATCTCACACCCTTGCAAAAATGCCTGCAGGCAAAATTGGAAACGGCTGCCTGCCTCCCAAAGGGCGAGCCTAGCCGGGTCCTCGTTCGGTATGCCGCTGTGATCCACGATGTGGGTGATCGTTTGGTCCAGCGTGTGCGAGACATACTGGGCTAACGTCTTTGCTTCTTCAGGGGTCATGATGCGCTGTCCCGAAGTTTAACTCCTGTTGTCCTGATCGACGGAGAGTATCGAGCACCGCCTCCATGCACTCTATTTCATGGTCGGCTTTCTCTTGCCTCATCTTCTGACTGGCGACCCACCGGGGATAGACACGCCGGCGCACAGCGAGCTCCCGCTCGATGCAAGCGATTTGACTGGAGAGAGGTTTTGTCACGGTTTATGCGTCGCGCCTCTTAGCAAGGATTGCGCGCTTCATCTCTGACCATAGGAACGCCGCGGCGTTGCGTATTTCATGGCCTGGGACGGGCTGAATAAGCCGGGCTTTGAGCAACGATAATTTCTCGTCCAAAAGTGTGGGGCGCGTCTCGATGACTTTCTCCCAACGAACCCACTTGATCCCGTGAAGTTCTGATTCATCCAGGAGGTCCTTCAGCCTTTCGGTCAAGTGGGCTTTCCGCTCCACGTTGAACGTACTAACACTACGTTCTGTACACGTTTTACGTTCTTCAGAAATTACGTTCTTAACGTTTAACTGAACGTCGCGCGCGTATACGGCGGTTCCCGAAGTGGGAACCTCGGCACTTTTCGAATGGTAGGTTCCCGAAGTGGGAACCATCGTTTCTGGTTGTTTTACGCTCTCGTTGAGCGTATTCGGTCGGTTGGTTCCCAGTTCGGGAACCTGGATCGTTCCATTGGTTCCCAAAGTGGGAACCAATCGCACATCGCTCGAAGGAATGGTTCCCGAATCGGGAACGACCGTTTTCGAAGCCTCGTTGGCTTGTCTCGCACCCTCGTTGGGTGTGTTCCATCGATTCGTTCCCGATTCGGGAACCGAACCCCCAGCCGGTCGACCGGTTGAGGACGATTTTCGCAATCCTAGCGATTCTGCATATTGTAAAAGCCCCTCTATGCCCACTGCCACCCTCGCGTCGTTTAGCTCAGGGTGACGCGCAAATAATTCTTCTTGAACGCCGCGCTCGTTCATCGCTTGCAATGCCATTTGCCGCTCGGCGATCCCAGGAGTGTTCCAGTCTCTTATCGGTGATACTTTCCATCCTCGTGGGTCAGCAAGAATACGAAGAACAATCCACTTGTCGCTAACAATCTCATCTCTAACAAGGACGCCCTTCCTGACCAAGCCCGCAACAAACTTCGAGACATTACCTTTGGTTATTTTCGTCTCGTCGTACATATCCTCCCACTTGGTTATCAAACAGGCCTCCTTTCCCATCTGGTAGGACCTTCTCAGGATGAATTTTAGAATCCTGAGCTCCCGGGTAGTGAAATGGAATTCCTCCAAAAAGTGCCGGACCAGAGCATCGAGTTGGTCGAACATTCTCCTTTTTCAGTTAGTGAGGTGCGCTGGGGGAACAAGCCATGTGGCGGACGAGGACGTCTTCTGCTAATCTCCTGTAAGCCCACAAGGCTGCATCATTGGCTGAGTCATCAGCTACCCAGCCGGCGTCGTGACGGACGCCGGCTTTTTCGTCGTCAGGGGGCATGATTTCCTTTCATTGCGCCGGCATCCAATCCAGGGGGTTCTGGAATGCGAAGGTCAGTCTGCAAGACCCCGGCTTTTTTTCCTTCGGGCATCGGTGCCGATGCCGACGCAAATTCTTGGCCGAGCTTGTTTAACGCCAGTGTGGCCGATACCACCCCCAGTGTGGCCGAGGCCACACCTTCTATTTTTTTTCTCAGGCTTTTAAGGATCATTGCCTGTAAGAGCACGGTGACCCCTAACATACAAAGGACGCTCGAGTGAATCAGGAGAATGATGTCAGTTTTCATGGGCGAGATGTGGTTGGAAGACCAGTCTCGACCCGCTCCGTTTCCTCTTGCAGACGTCTGACGGCGTCGATCGTGATATCCAATAACTCCACGCAATTGGTCAATAACCTGGCCACGTCGAGAGACTCAGCGTCCTCTAAAGCAGCCTTCGTCGCCTCTGCCTTGTCCCGCAAAACTGTAATCGCACACAGCGCGGCCAAAGCCCAGACATGACGCTTGCTCCCATGAATCGATTCGTCTACGGCGCCGCCAATGTCGGGGACTAATTCGACGATCCTTTCCAGAAGTTCATCGACTGCTTGCGGCAGGTCCACGGATGCCTCAAATCGTTTTCGAGTCGCTCGAAGCTCGCACAGCAATTCCCAAACGGTCTCAGCATTCATGCCAGGACGGAGGTAGCTGGTTCGAAGGCGCACTTGCGTGGATTGATCGCGGGCAGGCCAGCTGCCACCCAAAGCGGCTCCCGGTCTTCCCAGTTCATTACCATCGCGATAGAGTGATAAGCCAATTCCTGGGTTGATTGCTGCATGCATCCTACGATCTCCCCGAAAGCATCGATGACATTTATTCCAGGGTGATAGGCGTAGAGTTCAATGATCTGCACCGCCGCCGCTAATGCCTTCGCGTCGGTGCTCGTGAGTGGTGCCAGACAGTGCTTGCCAAGGTTGGCTTTGAGCCAGGGCAAAACGGTTTCGCATGGAGGTTTTGTTTTCATGGTTAGGGGTGGAACATCCCGCGTAAGCCTGGCTGAGGCTGGACGTCGGAATTATACTTCTGCAGAGCTTGATATAGCTGTTCGCCATTCAGAAGGATGGCGCTTTTCCTGCAGGCAGGCTCAAAACCTGGCCGCAGCCGTGAAAGGAGGGCTAATGACAACAGCAGGAGCTGCCGATCCCCTTCCCCGATGTAATATTCTTCGATGTCGCTCACAGTTGGCTTTGAGCCCAAGTCAGAAACTGGTTTCGCTCTGTTCGGTCGGCCACCTCCCAAAGTTGCCGGAGACGACTCAACAGTTGACGGCTCAGCAGTTCCCTTCGCGTTTTGGGCTCAACCACTGGAAACGTTTCCACTGGGGGAGGCGTTCCGACGGCATCACCTGGTAACGTTTCCACTTGTGGCGGCGTCTCGACTGGGTCACCTGGCAACGTTTCCAACTGAGCGGCTGGAATCACGGGGCTGCGCTGCAGTAGCGAAAGGCGACACTTGGCGACAAAAGGGTGTGACACTGCACACATCAGGGCAATGCCGCGGTCGCTTACTTCGGGAAATTCGCTTAGCGCCAGCTGAACACACTTTCGCTTGTCCTCATGCGTGCGCCGGATGCCATGACTCATGTTTGCCCGTAGGGCAAATTTCAGAGCTTCCGTCTTGTCCCCTTGTCTGACGTCGCAGTGGATCTCGCGCCGGCCCGCCATTTTGAAAGCGAGCAGTCGATGCCAGCCGTCGGCCAACAGCAGCGAGGGACTATCGTTGCTGACAAACGCAACAATTGGTGGAAAAGCATCCCCCGCCTGGAGTCGCTCACAATACTCCGCAACGATGTCCTCGCGGAGGATTGCCCGGACTTGGATCGTTTGGTCCACAACGACCTCATCGAGCGCAACGATGCGGGATGTCCCGAAGGTCATGCTGCTTTACGTTTGGATGAAAGCGCTTCGAGGATTTGACCGCGTGCAAAATCCGAAACTGTTTTTCGGTTCCTCCACGCGGTCTCCTTTAGTCGATCGAAGTCCTTTGCGGTAAGTCTGAAGTTTACCCTGGCAGTCCGATTCTTACGGCCGCGTTCCATCTTGTGGCTCATGGAACGTATTAATGTCATACGTTATGACGTGGATGCAACACATATTTCTTGCTTGTATGACAAAACTACACTAGTGGATTGCCAGCATTGGAAAAATGCGCATGAAAAAAGCAATCCCCAGTCCCCGATCGGAGGCTCCGTCCGAGCCTGAAATTGCTGTGTGCTTTCGTTTGCCCGCTAAAGTCGTTCACGACCTTAGAAGGGCGTCTGAAAGGCTCGGCTATGACCAAACGGAGTTTGTTCGTCCTGTTATTCTTGCTGGCCTTGCAGCCAGAATTAAGGAGCTCGAAGCCAAGAGAAGAAAGGAACTAGACTCGTCTTTTAAATTGCCCCTGGCCCCCGCGAGTCACAATGCCCTTGTTGCCGCTTGACCCTCTGAGGGATGCACGGCTAAAGTCCGGCGTTTGCTGGATGGGGTCGTAGCTCAGTTGGTAGAGCACCACAATGGCATCACCTGCCGGAACCCCACAACCCTAACAAGTTCCCCTTCTAAAGTCGATCTCGTTAAGCGCCGATGCATACTTCGATGGTCACCCTCGGCGAAGCTGTCTCTTCCGTTCTTGCCTCAAAAGAGCGTGCAAACTATCGAGTGAATTACATTCGCGGGTTGCGGCAGTATCTAACACTCTTCATCCGTGGTCGTGAGTCTGATCCAGTCGCAAGCATCGATCTGTTCGTCGTCGAGAATTGGTTCGTTGCCAGGCGCGAGAAGCCCACGACCCAGCGAAGTAACATCGGTAGGCTCTCTGCACTGTTCACTCATTGCCGTCGGCATAAATGGATTCAGGAAAATCCATGTGAGTTCCTGGAGAGACCTCGGATCGATCACCGCTCGCCTCAGATCTTCACCGTGCGCCAGTGCATGAGAATCCTGGTTTGGACCCGCCGCCATCGGCCTGATGCGCTTGGGATCATCGTGCTTGGACTGCTGTGCGGATTGCGGCCAGAAGAGAGCGAGCAGATCACGTGGGCCGACATCGATTTAGTAAATGGGTTCATTCGCATCGATGCGGTCGTCTCGAAGGTACGGCAACGACGAATCGTGAAACCGATGCCCAGCGCCATCGCCTGGCTTCGGCACGCCAAAGAACTCGCAGGGGCATTGCCGATGAAGCATCAACGTCGGCGACGCTTTCTCAGACGGCTCCGAGAGTACCTTCGACTGCGCAAATGGCCGCAGGACATCTTGCGCCACACGTGCGCGAGTTATTGGCTGGCCGAGTGGCAGGACGCGGGAAAGATCGCGCATGAGCTCGGGAACAGTGCTGGAATTCTTTTGCGTCACTATCGAGAATTGGTTCCTCGAGAGCGCGCATCGGTTTTCTGGTCGATCTTTCCGAAAGATTTGAAAAATTCCCCATGCAAAACTTATGCTCCCGAAAGTTTGCAAGGGTTCCTCTTGTAGAAGTTTTGCCCCGCGAATAAAACGGCGGCGTGAATCACGTCACTGATTTACCCGCGGGCGTCTCGGCGGAAGTCGCGATCTATGTCTTTTCCAGACTGTACGGAATTGTGAAAGGAGACCTTGTGCTGCTCGAGGCAGCAGCCCACCAAGCTGTGGCCATGCACCTTCAGAACGTGCCGACTGTCGATGCCGCGGTTTCAGAGTTTCTCATTTGGGAAAAAAGACGGGGAGTGGGCGAGCGCCATCACCACGATTTGGCGTCACGATTGAAACCTTTCCGGGCCGCCTTCACCTGTCGCATCGATGCGCTGACTGTCCCGCAGGTCGACATCTGGCTCGGGCAATTGGAGTGGAGCAACAGGACGCGCAACAATTACCACAACGCCGTCATGAACTTCCTCACTTGGTGCCGCCGCGTGAAGCATTACACCAAGGCCGAGTTCATCATCAGCAAATCGATCGTCGAGCAATCGGACAATGAAATTTGGAAGCCTGACCAAATGCGTGAGTTGTTGGTCAAGGCATCATCGGACTGGCCCCGGCTGGTCCCCTATCTGGCCATCGGCGCTTTTGCCAAGGTGCGCACCTCCGAGCTCCTCCAATTGGATTGGGAGCAAGTTCGTTTCGACGAAGGCACTATCGTCATCCGCCGTAAGCAAGCCAAGACCCGACGCGTTCGCAAGATCGTCATGCCAATGAATCTGATCGAATGGATCCGGCCCTACGGAAAACTCTCGGGAAGGATCGTTACTTCCAGCAATATCCACCGAGAATTGCGCCGTCTCGCCGCATCGGTAGGCCTTAAGTGGAAACGCAACGCACTGAGAAACTCAGGCAGCACCTATCACGCGATCGTCAGCAACGACCTCGGTTTGGTCAGCCGGGAGGCCGGCAACAGCCCACGCGTTTTGGAAGCGGAGTACTTGGAAATCGTCGGAGCGACGGCGGAACACGCGAAAACGTGGTTTGAGATTTTTCCGATGCAAGGCCAAGTCTGCAAGCTACTTGCGCTGGAATTCAAAACCTAAGTGATTTACTCATGTCTGCGGGATAGCAACCCGCAGACACCCACCAAAAGAGGGACCGAGTCGATCACTCGTCGGGTAATCGACTCGGTCCCGCGCCGCCCCCACTGGAAACGTTACCAGATGGAAATGACTTTGGACTCGCAAGGAAGTTGCCGATGTAATGAGCCGTGAATCCCATAATCCCGGCATTTCTTCGCTATGAGTGTCCTTTATGTAAGGGCCCTATTGAATATCCCCATCAACTGAGTGGGACGCTGGCTGTTTGCCCCCACTGCAGCCAAGACCTCGAGTTTCCACCCATTCTTCCTCCTGCGGTCACCTCAAGTTCCCGCCCGTCTGGCTTCGGCCCAATTCGGAGGCCATCTTCCTCGCTCAAGCCATACTTTTGGATTGGCACCATCCTGCTGATATTCGGCGGCCTCATTACGCTGTTTCTTTACGGTCCAATTAAGATTCGAGAAGTCGCAGGCTCGTATGCAGCGCTTATGGCCATATGTGTTCTGACCCTCATGCTGATAGGGCTCTACTTCCTTCCCACCATTCTGGCGGTATTGCGAAAACATCGAAACGTTGTGGGTGTGGTGATCCTAAATTTCTTTTTTGGTTGGACGCTCATAGGATGGGTTGGCGCGCTCATCTGGTCTCTTTACCAGAGTCCCACCGACGTGCCTGGGCCCAAGAATGCGGGAAGCCGATACTGGTAACCGTTACCCGTTTGGGTCCATCCTTCACTAAGACTTTCCTATTGATGGACCCAGATCAGATAACAGAGTACGGCGACCGAATAGCCTACTACGTCCAGCAGGTCCTCGTGACCCGCTATCTCGAGGTCGTGGCCAAGGAGAATTTTCCCTTCACGCCAGAGCTAAGCCTGGAGCTGGATAACATCGAAAAGGCGCTGCGGATTATCAGCAATGAGCATCCGCTCTGTACGATCTTCGATGACGCCAGCACGACGGTTCATTTTGGTGCTAACCGCTACGTTCACATTTCCCACTCGGGGTCCCCACCGAACCGGCCTCCTTTCCCAAAGGGCATCACAGTGACCTCCGACAAATGAAGGGAACCATCTACGGCATCGACGGCTCTGTCTTATTCCACGGGGAGATTATCGTGCACGAAGCGACGATTGGAGTCATTCCTCGGTTAGAAGTGGTGACGTGCGATGAGGTCTGGGGGATTAAGCCCGTCGATGATGACGAGCAGAGCCTGTGCGAAGGGGGTTGTCCCGACGTCGGGACAATCTCCCCGAAAAAGAAGACGGGGTATCCAGCCCAAGGGGAGAAGCCAGATACCCCGGTGCAGGGAGGAGTGTTTTAAACCGCGACTTCCTCAGGTTGCTCTTCCTCGGGCGGGGTCGGAGGCAACGGCCTGGGTGTCGCTGCATCGATGGCCTTGAGCCGTTCGGCTCCTGCCTTCATCACTGCGGCGACCGCTTCGATATTCGCCGTCGAGCTCGCGATGAGAGCTTCGCCGTCATCGAGGGCAGCTTGATCTTCAGGGGAGAGCGTGCCGGGCGAGCTCTGGATCCGCTCGATGATCGCCTTCAGCTCGGCAATGTCTTCAGCGATCCCCTCGATCGCCGTGGAGGCTTCCGCCTGGTCGACGGTGAGGCTGGCGATGGCGGCTTGGGTGGCCGTTTGGTAGGCGCGCACGCGCGCGGAGTATAATTGGATAGCGTCCATGATTTTGTGTTGGCTTTCTTTCAAGTCGTCTTTGGTTGCGGAATCGAACAGAGACTTGAAGCTGTTCCATTCCGACAATGAGCACTCCACTAGGATTTTCATTTAGGTTGTGGCCGGCGCCGCCTGGGTTTTGACAAGAGGAGGCTCTGGTCCCCGGGCGATCGATGCGTTGGCGTTCATCACCACCGCGTCAAGGTAGCTGACCGCCGTCAACCTTTCCCTGTTGTTGGGAGCCAGCTCAACGATCATCCTGGCGAGGCTCAATGCCGTTTCCCGGATACGCGCGTACTTATCCGCCTGTTCTGGGGTTGGGGCGTGGTAGGTAAACCTTCTTACGAGCTCTGCGTCACTCATCCCCGCTGACTACCACGTCTGGGGTAATGAAAGCTAATCCTAATCAGCATTCCGCAACCAAGCTTGGCCGACCAATCAGCGGCAGCGTGCGGTCACGATACCGCGATGGTCGACCGGTCGAGCGCGGCGATTGTGCTTTCGGTCGAACAGTCGACGGTACGGCGGTCGCGGGATTCGTCACTGCTATCGGTAGGACTGGGCTACTGACGATTAACATTCTGCCTGGAATCAAGATCCGCGCGTATGGCGAGAACTGCATGCGAGTCGAGGACGTGATCAAACACGTTAGGGGCTCATAGAAAGTTCCACGTGGAATAAAGACGATGACTACTCGCCCGATGCGTCCTCGTCGATTAAATCAAAATAGCGGATCCAAAGGGCGGCTTCGATATCCTGAGAGACGATAACGGCCGCTTCCTTTGTATAGCCGAAGCTTTGAATGTGCTCTCGGAAGCATTGGCGGTTAGCACAAAGGAAGGTCCAGATTAAGTCTAAATCGTCAGGGTTCCGATGGTGCTTTAAGAAATCCCTAACGGTCCGGTCCATTCCTCGGTCAATGGCCTGCTCTATTGCCTGAGGCAAGGCGTCCAGTTCTTTGGCCTGAGTGAAGGTCCTCGGATTGCCGGCGCGGTTGTATCTCGGTTGAAGGGCCTTTATTAAGGCGTTCTCTATCTCGGCTCGGCGGGCGGATAGAATCCTAAAGACAACAGCGGTTTCAAACTTGAGCTCACTTACGCGGTGGTCCGGCAATCGGGTATGGCAACAAATGGAAGACTGGCCGACATAAACAATTTCCGGTCCGTTTAAGAGAACATAAATTCCAGGTGATGGGGGCGGTGGATTGTGTACGGTCCAAACCAATTCACTTGGTAACTTAAGGCGTTCAAGAATGGCAGAAATTCTCTTTATGGCTTCGTCGGTCTGGGGCACAAGGACCGGACTTTTCTACTGATTCCATGGCCCGTCAAGCTCGTGCGTTCGTTGCTATCGTCGCCAAGGTTACCAAGCGCACAAAGGTTAAAAAAGTGTGCGTTGGCCCTACGCTTGGCTCAGGAATGGAACGGCAACACCGGCCAGGCTAAGAGGTAAAGCTGACGAGCTTGGCAATCTTCTCCCCAAACTTTGCCAAGGAAATATATGCCATTCTTTTGGTATAATTATCCGTCAGGTTGTCGACCGAATGGCACGCCACCTATACGGGCCTGGGCGCATATAGGTACCCCCCCCCTTAAGGAATCTATTCATGGCATGCAACGTGGCAGGTATCCCTTGACGCACCCTCTTTCCATGTGGTTGCCCCCAAAAAAACCGTCACACACACGGCCAAGCCTCGCCGCGCTCGAGCGACCGGCCGCCTGTGCGACAGTCTTAAATCAGCTGCGGGCGCGCTGGGCCTGCCCGAAGAGACGTTGCGATCGGCTAAAGGCGCGGGCTGTTCCGCCTTCCGGGCTGGTGGTCGCGTTCATCTCGACGAGCTCAGCGCCTGGCTAAAGGAGCATCCACAGGAGGCCGCCGCCGCGTCGGGGAGTCCGGACACAAAACGGCAGCTCGAGTTGGATGACCTGGCTGAGGACGTGCGCCGGAAGAAGATGGCCAACGATCAGCGGGCCAGGCTGCTCGTTCAGAAATCGTTGGTCGTTGGGTCGATCGACCGCATCGGGCCACAGATCAAAAAGCTGCTCGATCGGTTGCGTGTTGAGTATCCCGCTGCGGTGGCCGGCATGGATGTTCCCCAGGCGCGCCTCTACGGCGGCCGGTTGGCCGATGAGATCCTGGCGCAGATCCAATCCCTGGAGACCGAATGGAAGACGATGTGATCCGTTCGGCTTGGCGCCGAAATTTCAGCCCCTTCGACCGACGATCGATCTACGAGTACGCACAGCAGATTGTCCTGCAGGCTCCTTACGTCCCCACCGGCCCGTTCGATGTCTCCAAGTCACGACACTTCATCGCGCCTTTTAATGGAATAGCGGATCCGCACGTGCGCGAGGTGAACGTCCTGGCCCCACCAAGGTCGGGCAAATCGATGCTGGCGGACATCTCTATCCCCTGGATCAAGACACATGAACCCGGCGACGTCCTCTGGATCTTCCATCGTGCGCTCCTGGCCAAAGAACACGCTGAGCGAAGAGCGCTTAAGGTGTTGCGCAGTGTCGAGGAGATCAAGGCGATGCTGCCTCACCCGGACCAGGACCGGACCAGTGAGATCATTTTCGCGGACATGGCCGTCTACCTCCGCGGCCAGGCGATGGACAATCTCCAGTCCAAGGGATTTCGCTATGTCATCCTGGATGAGTGTTGGCGATACAAGCCTGGCACGATCGCCGAGGCTGCCGCGCGCCTGGGAGAGTTCCTCAAGCAACAGATTTCAAAGTTGATCTGCATCAGCCAGGGAGGCTGGGAGGATGATGAGTGGGACCAACAATATCGGACAGGTGAACTCAATGAGTGGTTCATCGAGTGCGCCCGGTGCAATCATTTCATGTTACCCCTCTGGAATGCTTACCGTCCGGATGGAACCAGGTGGGGCATCGTCTGGAACGAGTATCGCCGCGAGGGAGATTTTTGGGACATCAACCGATGCCTTTCCACAGTTCGATTTGAATGCGAGAAGTGCGCACATCCGCACATCGACGGGATCAAGACAAAAGCCGAATGGAATCGGACCGGCAAGTACCTCGTCGTCGGGGACCCTAACCGAAACAAGAAGAGCTTCCACTGGTCGGCCATCATCGACTTCCCCTGGGTCGAGTTACTCGATATCTACCTGAAGGGTCGCAATGCCAACCGCCAGGGATCGCCGGCAGCGAGTCAGAAGTTCTGGCAGAAGCAAATGGCTCAGATGTTCTCTCTGACCAGGGCGGACCTTCGGCGGCCGATCATCGAGCTCTACGACTCGCCGGCGTGCGGCGCCGCCAAAGGCTGGAAGAGATTCCTGACTGTCGATTGCCAGGCCGATCTTGCGCTGTTCTTCTGCGTTATCCGGGATTGGTGCATCGCTACCGGGGAGAGCCGACGAGTTTGGCGCGGACAGTGTAGGACCTTCGAACAGATCCGGGAGCGCCAGGAAGAGCATGGCGTGCAGGACCAGAACACGTTCCTGGATATCGGATACGAACAACGCAAGGTCTTCCAGCAATGCGTTCGGTTTGGACACTGGGGGATTATTGGCCGGCGACGGATCTGGCTCTGCTGGATCGGGCTTAAGGGGACCGATGATTTTGACTTCCTCCACCTGGAGACCCATCCGCAGACCAGAAATCAGGTCAAGACCAGGCGCATCTATTCACCAATCCAGTACGGGGATCCATCGATCGGGCGCAATGAACGCGGATCCCACCGGGCTCCCTTTTTCTTCTGGAGTAACGAACAGGTCAAAGACGAGCTGCAGAGCCGCCGGGATGGAAAGGCTGGAGCCAAGTGGCTCGCGCCAGCGGTGCCGCCCACCGACACCGCGGAGGAAGAGGAATATATCGCGCAGCTCAACAGTGAGAGGAAGCGTCCTGTCCTGGATAAGACCACCAACCGGGAGCGGTGGAAGTGGGTGAAGATTTCCGCCACCCGGCGCAACCACTATTGGGATGACGAGTGCGAGCAAATCGTGGCCGCCGCCATCCTGGGGATTCTGGGGGAGACATCGATCGTCCAGGAAATGGGCGAAGGTTGAATCCACACGGATGGCTGCATGAGAATTGTAGCTCTCCTTTTACCCCTCCTGTTGGGCGGTTGTATGTCCGTCGACAGTTACATCCGGGCCAAACCATCCACCGGCGATCTCAAGATGCGCCTGCCAAAGGATGCTTCATGGGATGTGTTCCGCTACCGCAAAGAGTTCAAGGACGCGCTGGGCAATCCCGTAGTCACCGAGTTGGTAATCAGCAACGGCAATTTCAGAATGAATCCTGACGTAATCGACGCAAAGACGAGGCATGACGTGGAGCTCATCAAAGCTGGCGCCGCCGCCGCCTCTGGACTCATACAAGCCGTACCGAAATGAAATCAGTCTGGTTCTTCATCAATGGGATCCTCAGCTGGCCCTCGGCCGCAGACGGCTGGACGGACCAGGCCGTCACTTGGGTGCATCGCAACACCGAGGATGGACGGGGAGAAAAATTTGAGTACGCCGCCGGCGCCCTCACTCGCCGACTGCTGCAACAGGAGCGGGCGGAACGGTTCACTCGCAAGCTGCTCTGTTACATGAATGACCGGGAACCATGGCGCATTCACCTGGTGGCACATAGCAACGGTGCCGATATTGCGCTGCGCATGCTCGATCTCCTACCCGGAACCGAAACCAGATTGCGCACCTTGCACCTGGTTGCGCCGGCCTGCGATGCCAGCTTTGAAACAAACGGCCTTAACCGGCACCTCAAGGATTACCGGCTCGAGCGCGTTTTCGTTCACTGGGCCACCGCCGATAAGGCGATGCAGATGGCTCAGCTTTCCCGACGTTTCATCGGCTGGACCGGATTTGGTTATGGTGACCTGGGACGCCAAGGTCCACAGAACGTTACCGCCGAGGTTGAGGCCAGGGTCGCGGTAATTCCCTACTTGAGCTGGGGACATAGCGAGTTCTGGACTGACAAGCGCTTCGAGGGGTTCATGGCTAGCCTGCACCGGTTGACTGACAATCGCTTGACTGTCTACCGGCCAGAGTGAATCCATATTTCGGCGTCTCACGACAAGAGCTTGAGGACCATCTGGCGGCCGCCCGCGCAGATCTGGCATCCGGAAGCAGCTCTTCAGGCTGGTCCGAGGGAGACGCCAGCGCCACAAAGCAAGGTCACACGCATCTGCGTCCGGAGCGGAGGATCGAACTCCTCTACCGGGAGCTCAATCGGCGATGGCCTATCGAGTTTCCAGCACGGCAGACCCGGCGCGTCCAGCGGACCATTCAAGAGATTCTCTAGCAGATGCCCCCTGCCCCCACCGTTTTAAAGACGCCGGCTGGTTACGACCTGCTTGTGCCTGCTCGCTTCAAGAGCATCGATCATCTTTACCGCACTCAGACTGGCCGCGGTTACCGGCCGCGAACGGCAAACGTCTTCACCGACAACCGTAAAGCAGTCTCGACTTACGATTGGCAAAGGTTGGTTGATCTGTCGCGCCAGGTAGTCTCACGCGTCGGCATCCTGCATGGGGCAATCATGCAGAAGAATGGCTATGCCGTGGGCCAGGGCTGGCGATTTTGCTACGACGGCCCTGACAAACTCTTCAAGGGCGAGATCGAGGAATGGATCAACGAGTTTTGGTATCCGATCGCGAACATTCGCGGCGAGCCCTACGATTTTCAGACCACCCTGTTCCTGGATGGGTGCGCGATCGATCACGATGGCGACAATGTCATGGTGATGCGGGAAAGCGAGGAAGGCCTTCCCAGACTGCAATTGGTGGCGGCACACCGCATTGGGAACCGACAGAGCGCGTCCGGCGGTCAGAACCAGGGTGGGTTTTGCCTCGTTGAGAAGGGCCCCTACAAAGGCGCCCGCATGTATAACGGAGTGATTGTCGATCGCGACGGCGCGAACTTAGCCTTTCGCATCCTGGGCGATACGGAGGCCGAGGATATGGACGTTCCAGCCAACAACGCGCAAATGATCTTTGAGCCTGTTTGGTCGGACCAGGGCCGCGGCATCCCGCGCGCCGCGGTCAGTCTGATCGAGATGATCAATGTTGAGGACATCAATCACTTCCTCACGCGCCAGGTCAAACAGGATTCCATGCTCGGCCTGAAGGTCGACAACGAAGACGGCGAACCTCCCACCGGCACCAGCATTGTCGGCGGTGATGAAGAGAATCCCCGCGACCGGAACACCTCCAATCCGGACGTGGAGATCGAGTATCTCGAAGGCAACGAAGTTCAGTACTTCAGGTCCAATACAGGAGGCAAGATAGACATCCTCACATCCCAACGTCCCCACCCCAACGTCGAGGCCTTCGTGCAAAGGCTGGAATCCATTGGTCTCTACGCGCTGGGATGGCACCGTGGGCTTTTGGATCCAGCCAGCCTTCGGGGAGCCAATACCAGGTTGATCCAGGATGGAGCGCGCAAGAACATAGCGGGCCGCCAGAACACTCTTTGGAAGCGCGCCACGCGAGCGGCAAAGTTTGCGGTCGCCAAAGCTATCACGCGTAAATCGGTCCGCGGCACTGCCGATCAGTGGTGGAAGTACGTCAATTTCCAGATGCCCGCTGAGATAAGCGTCGATTCGGGCAACGACGCCAAGGCCGATCTCGACGCTCTGCGCATGGGAACCACGACTCGGGCAATTCTGGCCGGCAAGAATGGCGAAAACGAAGAGCGTATTCTCAAGCAACGAGGACTTGAGGTGCGAGCGATGATCACCGAGGCCCAGGAGATCTCCACGCAGACCGGCAAACCATTCGAATTAGTCCTCTCGATGTTATGGCAATCTGGATCCGGCGGCAGTCCGCCGGCGCCGGCGCCCGACAAGGGGAAGCCAGAGGAAGAACAAGATCCCGAGAAGGAACCAGATGATGACAGCTCTCGATAGAATTTGCGCCCAGGATTGGTACGTTCGGCCGGGCTCATACATTGAACGATTGATTGTGGACGCGACTGTCAGGCCTGAGACGCGCGAACCGCAATCTTCCGGACCTGTTGCTCTCCGTCCCACGGTGGATGCGCGCGGCAACGCGATCATGCAGGCATCGATGACGCCATCGCGCGTGGCTGTCGTGCCCATCGTCGGTGGAATCCTCAAAGGTGCGAAGGGATCCGACAAAGCCTATTACGGGCTAACCTCACACGAGGATATTTGGGAGGACATCTCCCGTGCCCGGAGCTCCGCCCGGGCGATCATGCTCTACGTGAATTCTCCGGGTGGGACCGTGGTGGGCACGCACGAATTGGCCAGTCGAATCGCTGACCTGGCTGCCAGCGGCTATCCGATCGCCAGCTACACCGAGGACCAAAAATGCAGTGCCGCAGAATATATCACCGCCGGCTGCACAATGAGCCTCGCGACCCCGAGCGCGATCGTCGGATCCATCGGAACGATGTTGGCCATGGTCGACGCCTCGAAGTTTCTCGAAAAGTTCGGGATCCAGTTCAACGTTTTCACCTCGGGCAAATACAAAGCCCTCGGCCATCCGGGAAAGAGCCTCACGCCAGAGCAGTCCGAATGGGTTCAGGGCTTCGTGAATGAACGCGCAGCGGAGTTCAAGAAGCACATGACCAGTCACCGTCCCGGACTGGAACCGGCACACATGGAAGGCCAGATCTTCACCGGCGCCATTGCTGCCGAATTTGGTCTGATCGATTCTACAGTGGATAGCTTTGAGGAAGCTCTCTCGCTGATCTGATCCTTCCCCTCCCCTTGACTTATCGGTGCATGTCTCGCGGCCCGTTAATCCGCCAGAACATCACCGATGAACATCTTCACCGAAATCAAGAACCAGCTCACCGAGCTGTCCAAATCCATTTCCGCCCTCGTCGCCAACGGCACCAAAACTGGCGCCGCTGGCTCCACTGCGACCACTCCCACTGCCGGCGCTGAAACCGCTCCGGAGTTGGCAGCTCTCGCAGCCACAGTGGGCGAACTGACCGCACGGGTCGAGCAAGGCGAAACCGATCTGGGCACGGCCAAACAAACCATTGGCACGTTGCAGAAGAATATCGAGGCCAAGGATACCGAGATTGCCAAGCTTACCGATGCCGCGACCAAACATACGGCCGCTCTGGAAGAAAAAGAGAAATCGGTCGCCGCTCGCGCGAAGACGCAATTCGAGGAACTCGCCGCCAGCCAGGGCTTGAAGCCCAACGCAGGTCCCGCGGCCCACGTCGGCGGAGCCGGCAACGGCAAAAGTGTCGAAACTCTTTGGGCTGAATACGCGACGCTGGGCCCCGAAGCCAAGGTCGCGTTCTACAACGCCCACAAGGAACTGCACCCCAAGTAAACGTTAGCACCCGAACCTGACCCCTCTACTGATCTACAGATATGCCTGGAAATAGCCTCGGCGGAATTAACATCGCCCAAATCGCGCAGGAAGGCCTTCGCGTCCTCAGCCCGAAACTACGCGCTCTCAAACAGTTCACTCGCGACTTCAGCATGGATCTGAAAAGCTCCGGTGAGAGCGTGACGACTCGCGTCGCGACCGACCTGGAAGCCGATGATGTGAGTGGCGGGTTTACCGCGAGCGATGCGACGTCCACCCCTTACACGATCACCCTCGATAAGGAGTTGGGCAAAGCCCACTCATTCACCCAAGCGGAACTCTCGAAGGGCGGGATGGATTTGCTCCGTCGCACCTTCCTTCCCTCGATCGTGAACGCGGTCGGAAAAGGAGTGATCAAGGAAGTGGTCAAACTGATCATGAACGGCACGTTCGCGAACAAGACAACGGTGGCCGCCGCGGCGTTCACCGCCGACACAGTCGCAGCGATCGCGACCGCTCTTAATAACCTGAACGTTCCCGACTCCGAACGCTTCGGTATCCTAAAGCCCAGCTACTACGGCAACCTCGCCACCGATGACATCATCCAGGGCGTGAACACGTCCGGCTCGAGCGAAGCCCTGCGCGAACATCAAGTACGCCGGTTGAGCGGATTCGACCTCGCAGAATTCAACGGTTTTCCAACAACCGGAACCACTGCCGACGAAAATCTCCACGGCTTTTTTGGATCCCGCGAGGCGCTATTAATTGCTGCCCGCTTCCCTACAATGCCTGACCAGGGCAACGATGTTGTCGACGTCGAGAACCTGATCGAGCCTGAAACTGGTTTCCCGCTCCAATTCCAGATGTTCTACGTTCCCAAAGAACGCAAATGGTACATCGCTTTGGCGACCCTGTTCGGCGTGAAGGCCGGCGTGCCCAACAACCTGCACCGAATCGTCTCGGTCTAATCCCCTTTCGGGGTGTAAAACCCCATCTTAAATGAAGCGTGTCTCTTTCACGGCGGTCCTGGACGAGGACGGCAAGTATCACTGCGTCTACGTCGGGACCGATCCCGTTGCCGCCACTGCGGCGATGGAAAATCACGGCGTGGCGAAGCCGGCCAGCGTGGCTCGATTCAAGAGTCGCCGGCCCGATCGCCTCTCCAAGGTCGTCCAAGCCTGGGTCACCGAGTCGGTGGACCTAAGCGTGAAACGCTCTCAGCCCGTCGCCCCAGTTAGCGCGCCAGCTGCCGCTGAAGAAGTGTCCGCTCCCGTCGAAGTGACCAAATCCAAAGCTCCGAAAGCCATCAAAGCCCAGAAATAAATGAAGACATTCGCCCTCTTGCTTACGTGCATCTTGTGCGCTTTCGCGCTCCCTGCCCGCGCCGCCCAGGTTCCCTTCAGCTCCGGTACTACCGCCATCAGCACGAACGTGGCCTACGCCGCCGTGCCCGCTCTCGGGGTTGGATCCGTGCGAAAGATCCTGGCTAAGAGCGACAGCTCTGCAGGCACGATCACGTTCTATAACCCGACCGGCCCAGCGGCAGTCGTGACGAATGCTTTGGCCGTGGGCTACAGCAATATCCTGTGCAAGCTCGAAGGAACCACATGGTCCGAGTTCGACGTCCTCCTGATTCGTTCGGTGGCTAACAACACCTATCAGCGGGTCCTGCTCTCGAGCACGAACGGCTCCGGGATCCTAATCACCAACGCCCTCACTGCGGCGACCACGTCCTTTGCCCTCGCTCCGGGTGATCAGGTCTACAAGATGGCAAGCGCTGGCTCTTACCTGGTCGGAGCCACCCTGGTGAACTGGGATGGCGAACCGATCTGGCACACGCAGTCCGAAAAGCCAGGCTTGATCCAGATTTCCGCTACTGGATCGACGACTAACAACGTGATTACCGTCACGGGCTACTGCGAGTTCAAGTAACTCAATCTCTCTCTCTGCCGCCTAAAAGCCGGCGGTGGGATTTGGAGGATTCTCCCCCCGGTGGGAGGGGTTCTCCCAACCCACCGCCGGTTTTCTCGTTTCCACCGGGAAATTTGCCGAATCGGCTATATTTCACGGAATATGAGGGCCTCACCGCTCGCAGAATCGCTCTTCCTGGATGAGCCGGGACACCTTGACTGTCCGGCGCGACACATGACTTCCAGCCAAATCGCGGCCCTAATCCAATTAGGTGCGCGCCTCGATAAGCAGATCGCCGACAAGACCAGCGACCTGAACGAGATCAAAGCAAAGGTTCGCGCGCATGCAGAAAATGCGGTTCGAAAACGAGAGGGCATTCCCCAGGATCAACCGGTCGCCGGACAACAGTGGGAAGGCGAAGGAACTGACGGAGTATTTTGTCAGGTGAGTTTCCCGGAGGACAAACTGGTCAGCCCGATCGTTTTCATTGGCGACGTGGCCAACCGTTATGAGGACAAGAAATTGGTTCCTCTGGGGGCAGACATAAAAAAGCTGGCCGGGGACAAATTCGATAACCTCTTTGCTCCACTCTATCGCCCGGCCAAGGCATTCCGGGACCTGGTGCCGCTCCTTCTTCCGAAGGCGGACCGGCAGCCTTTGCTGGAAGCCATGAGCGAGCCTTCCTCGCCGCGAGTCAGTTTCAAGCTCAAGAAATCCGAATGACCCAACGAAGAAACGAAATCCGCCGAGATTTAGCCGGCATCGAACGCGACCTGGGCAATCCCAAGCTGACGTGGAATGGTGTGGAGATCGTGTGTTCGCCCTCCTCCTTTGAAGAAGGATTGGAGATCGAGGTGGGAGGCAGGCTTTACCCTGTCACGGCCATAGTGCTCGTGCGAGCGGATTTATTCCCGACTGCACCTCGTCCCGGGAACCATCTAACATTTCGTGGCAAACTACGGGAAGTGCTCTCGGCCAAGCTCTCCGCTTCTGAATCTCATTATACCCTCAAACTCACCGATCCGCAGAATCCGCGGTGAAACGTCCCCCCACAATTGCGATATGAGCGACTTTGATTGGACCTCCGCTATCCAGACATGGGGGATAAAATGGAAGTAACGACCACCCTCGACACCCGCGAATTTGACGCGTCACTTGCCCAGTATTTGGACGTGACGCAGAAGGATATGGATTATGTCTGCAATCGGGCCGCGCTGAACGTCGCAATCAAGGCCGGCCAGGCCACGCCTCTGGCCGATAGCTCTGACATCGATGCCCTGCCCCAAAAACCATGGTGGCCCAAATATGTGGCCAAGAGGATCAGCGGCCGCGGCGTTACCCTGGGCGGAAAGAAAAAGAAACATATCAAGGGGGGCTACACCCGGGCCGAGGCGCGCAAAGTCTCTGCAAAGCTAGTCTCCAACAGAAAGAAGCGGCGCGGCTATATGCGTTCGGGGTGGGTACCGGCCATCCGCATTCTCTCAGTCCGTAAACTCCAGGCTCTCCAGAGATCGCTCTCGGGCACGGCCGGCATTCGGAATCCGCCCGGTGACGCCATTCCTGCTCAACCAGGGTGGGACGTTGTGGCCACGATCATCAACAAAGCCAAAGGCGCGAACATAGTGGCTTCGGCTGCTTTGCAAACAGCCGTCGACCTTGCCGCCCTCGATATGCGGCAGTATATCGCGGAGAAAATGCAACCGACTGCTGATCAGTTCAACGCATGAAAAATAACAAATCCACGCCCCTGGCGGATCCGACGCTCACAGTGAAAGTTAGGGCCATTGAACCATTCCACCACGAAGGCAAGTGTCTGAAACCTGGTGAGGAGACCGAACTGTCCCCTGCCGTGGCGGCGCATTGGATCCGGGAAGGAAAGGTGGAGGAAGTGAAGCCATGAGCCTGGATGATAAGGTTGAGTCCGCCATCATCGCCCATCTCCTGGGCGAGCCAGGTGTGGCCGCGCTGGGCAGGACGTTTCTCAAAGGCCAAACCTCAGATGATCACGTCCTGGATTCGGTTATTGTCCACAGTGAGGCTGGGCAAAGTGAACCGGGCGGCCTCCCTGGCAACTGGTGGAAGACAGCCACCATCCAGGTCCGAACCAGAGCCGGTCGGCCTGATCCTTCTGATCCGGATGAGGACCGCGGCGCCGTCCACGCCGCCGCCGTGCAGCAGATCGAGATCGCCATTAGTTACGCCAACCTGGCGGACATCCTCTCAGCGGAGGCCGAGGACTTTTATGTCTTAGGTGCCTTCGATCGACGATGTGACAATCGGCAGGTGGTCGGCCGAACCTTCCGGACCATCTTCGGACTGCGTCTCTACTGCTGTGGAAACGATCTGACCGCCTAATTCTCCTCCCCCGACTTGACTAAGGAGGTTGCTAGAGCACCGCCGGTAAACAACTGCGGGGCTAGAGCAACATGCCATCATCTCAATCTGGAATCGCAACGATCTTCGGTTTCCCTGGCTACAGCGTGAACGCCACGGACTGGACCTGGACCGGAATCGGCACCCTTTTTCCGCAGAACTTCGAATTCCGGGATGACTTCAAGTTAGACATCCTGAGTGATCAGGACAATGAGCCCCAAACGGTCATTGCCTCGGGCCAGCTCTATATCGCCAAGCTCAATTTCACTCCTCGCGCGGCCGCCGGCACAAACACGATTGCCAACGCCAAACTGTCTCTGGCACCTCCGACGCCGATCGCCAGGGTAACTCTGGCGAACTTCATGTGGGCTGGAGCCAATTCTGCCACCTGGTTTTATGCTGGAGGCTGGCGCATCGCCTTCACCAAGGACGGCATCGCCACCTACGAGTTGGAGATCCGCAAGAGCCCGAACCGAGATCTCACCGCTGCAGTCACGTAAGACCATTTCCCCGGATGAATGCCGACGAATATCTTTCGGCGGCCCTGCCGGAGACCGTTACGTTACTGGGCCAGCGCCTGATGCCCTTTTCTCTGGGGCACTACAAACGCCTGCTCCGTTGGAAGAACTGGTTTGTTCTTCCCATCGAGGACCGCGCTGACGCCCCTCCCCAACTGCATGACTTGATCATGGGTGTTTGGATCTGCTGCCAAAGTTGGGAGGAATGCACCGAAGGCCTCTTTGACCGAAACCTCCACAGCAAGCTAAAGAAGTGGGGGGAGAACGTCGGCAAGTTTGATTTCGCAGGGAAGTGCAACCGGTTCACGCAATACATCGCTGACGGATCCAAGTGGCCCGAGGTGCATAACCCTGCCCACAGCGGTCGTTCCTCTGGCTCTCCCTTTGTCCACCGGGTGCAGATGATTCTGCAGGGCAAGCTTGGGCATAGCCTATCCGAGGCACTCAACAAACCGTGGGGCGAGGCGATCTGGGATTACTTCGGTTTCTGGGAAATGGAGGGCGCGGTGCAGCTCTTCTCCCAGGACGACGTGGAGAACCGAAAAATGGCCTCCGCCATGGATGACGCCATCGCGCGGATCCTTGCGCGCGGCGAGACGCTCACGCACGAGACAATTGTCGCCGAGATGGAGAAATAGCTGATGCCTTTCGAGCTAAAAGCCAGGATCGCACTGGACGGGACGCAGTTCACCCAGGGGATGAACTTCACAGCCCAGCAGGCTCGTCAATGGAACTCTATCATTCAGCGCCATAACGCGGATACCGCCACGCAAATGAAGGCCCAGTGGACATCGGCTTTTGCTGCCATCACCGCCGCCGGCGCCCTGATGGCAATGAAAATTGGGGACGCTGTCGAGGAGGCCAGCAAGCTTTCCGACTTGAGCGAGCGACTCAACATTCCTGCCGAGAAGCTCGGACAATTTCAAATCGCTTTCGAAGATAAAGGGTCTGGTTTGGATGCCGTAAAGACGGCTTTCGAAAAACAGGCGGCCGCCATCGTCGAAGCGAAAAGCGGAACCGAGGAATACATTCAGGCCTTCGAACGATTAGGGGTCTCGTTTGCTGATCTGCAGAATTTGAAGGCTGAGGATATCTTCACCAAGATTGGCGAGAGCATCCGCAATACATCGATCGACGCTCAGGCACTCACCGATATCAAAAAGCTCTTAGGCCGCGGAGGGGCAGAGCTCATCCCAGGCTTCAAAGGTGCATTATTTAATAGCAAGTTTGGGGCAGTTAGCGCACCAAGTCAAAAGGAGATCGATGCGTTAGACACTATGGGCGATGACGCTGCGGAAGTGGGGCGCAGTATGAATTCGCTGTTTCGTAAAATTGGGGCGTTCGTGGCCCCGCTTGTCGGCGTTGTGACAGGAAGGGCCGGCAATCGCCCCACAGGTGGAACGATCACAGATGAGGAACGGAACCAATTGATCAATGACCAGGCCACGGAAGAGTCCAACGAAAAGAGACGCAAGGAGGATGAGAAACTAGCCAAAGAAAAGAAGGTTGCGGAGGAACGCCTCCGGGCTCAGATGCAAATAGAACAAGACGCAACACGCGATCTTCTTTTCTCCCGTCAGGACAAACCCGGGAAGATTCAAATGCTCAAGGATGAGATTGCCGGCTTGGAAGCGGTTTTCAACAACTTCGACGACACGAACCCAGTCGATGCCAGCAAGGCCCGCATGGAAGCACTCCGCAAGCAGCAACAGATTGAGGAGATGGAACGGGATGCCGGCGGTAGTAAAAAATTGCTCGGCGACGGCTCTGGGATCCAAAGCGACTCACTTACCTCGATCGGCAATTTCCTGGGTGGTGATCCGGGGCGAGCTCAGGTGGACAAGTTAGTCTCGATCGACGGACATCTGCGCGCGATTCGGGATACGCTGGCAGCAAGCGGTGGCAGGGCAACTGGCGGCTCCAGTTATCCGTACTGACTCGCCTTCTAGGCTTCATGCCATCTAAAGCCACCGGTGCCACAAACATCGTTCTCAAGACCGTTACTGCGCGCAAGCGATCTGACGGCGGATTTTTCCTTGAGGAGATTTGGGAAGGCACTCGGGAAGCAATCACCGCTCTCTACGGATTCCATGGCCCTTCCGTGGGTAATGGCATCGCTGAGCTGGAGGCGAGCCATGACGGCCCCAAGTGGCAACTGCGCCTCGTTAAGGAGGCCGTTCCCAGTAGTTACCCAGTCGTTACCGCGACGCGGCTAATCAATCACCGGGTTCAAAAATCGATCTTCGAACCCCCCGGCCCAAACGGTATCACCGAAGACGAACTGAGGGACATAAAGCGATTCATTGATGATAACACCTTCAGCGATTTCACCGTTCCATGGAGTGAGGCCGCCGGGAAACTGTACTCCTTAGCCCTTCGTGGAGTGACTAGCAGAGTCATCGAGCAGCCTTTCCTCATCAAAACCCTCACCAGCCTGAACACCACGCACTGGAACGTAAGCTACGCGAATGTGGGGGCCATTATCGGCAACGGCAGCATTATCGCGGATGCAGCAGTAGGGGCAGATCTCCGGATCGGATTACCGTCACACGACTCCGCCCCCCCGGACGGCTTCGTATATGGATGGCTTAAGCACGGCCCTCAGGTCGAGCCAGGGTCAGGCAACCTGTCTGTGCTCACCCAGGAATACGAGTACGGGCTTTGGTCCACCTTCCTCTACGGCAATTTGATATGACCCCACTACCTCGACCCACCGCACGGGATCCTCTGTCCAGGTTCCTCGGCCGGCTATGGGATTGGGTCATGGAAGGACACCTCATCGATGGCTCGAATTACCGCGTCCATCGGACTAGCCGTGGCACGGCTATCGAGATCGATTTCAAGAAAGGAAAAGCTGGTGGTGGCTGGACATGGCGCGGAGAGTGGAGCCCTAAATCTTACGACATCGACGACGTGGTCAGGGTAAGTGGCGGATCCAATGCCGGCACTTACCTGTGCATCCAGGCTGCCTCTTCCACGTCGCCCGCCCCTTATGAAGGCGAGAGATGGGTGAAGATCGCTGATCTCACAGGAGGCCAGTTGTGGCAGTAACGCGCGGCACAGAAGTCACCTGGGAGCAGATGAAGGCCCTGGAGGATTTGAACAACTCCAAGGCAGGGCTGCCGCCCATCCATTTTTTGGGAAAGGTCCGGACCTTTTCCGCCCCGACCAATGATCCTCTGGTTGTAGCTCCCGTGCTGGCAGAGCTGGGTCACGTTGGCACACGCAACGTGATGGTGGATATAAACGGCGTCCGAACGTTCGCCGCGGCGGCACCCATGCGGCCGGGGGACATTGCGGTCAATATTGAGCCAGCCACGGCTATCCCTCCCTACCACCAATACAAAGCCTGGCGATTGGACCGCCATCCTCAAACCGACTTCAGCAACTGGACCGAGCTCACAAATCTTTGGTGTTACGAACAACTCGTGGGCGCGCCCGAAAGCAACCGGTGGGCAATTGGAGACGGGCTCTACATCGTCCGGCCTCCCGGCCGAGGCCTTTACACCGCGCGCACTTTGTCAGGGACGCAGAAGCAAGCCGAGGCATACCGTGGCTGGTTGACCGAGATAAACAGGACGCGCGCCGAGATCTACCGGCGCTACTACCTTAAAACGATCGCGCCGCGGGAGACGGATAACCTTGAGCAGACGATGCACGTCTCTGGCCCCTGGTTCACGCCATTTGGCTCGTCGCCCGGTTCAGGCTTTCGTTCGCTCAGTGGCGATGCCCCACCCTCACGCAAGTATTCCGGTGTCTCCTTTTGGATCCCCGAAATCCCGGAAGGGGCGACCACTCCTCAAATACAGATCCGTCACGACCTGCAGATCTGTTTCAAGCAGGTGGACGGGGTTTGGGTCACTGGTTGGGATCAGATCGGCGCCGTAGCACCGCCCGACGGTTCCCAGTGGCGGGTAGATCTGATAACGATGCTGGGACAAACCATCCCCATAGCTGACAACCCTTATGTCAGCGCGCGCCCAGGTCGGGACTTCGATGTCATTACCACCCCACCCTATGAGTCGCTCCGCAGAACAATCCTTGGCACAAGTGTCTTCGTCCATGTTCGGCTGAACCTGACGGGGTACAACGGCCCTGTCAGGGCCCAGATGGGCTTTTCCAACGTGCCGATCCAGGATGACGGGAAACTGGATACGCCCTGGCGCTGGGCCGCATCCCATGGCCACGTGCCAAACTTCGGTCTGGATTTCATTCCCAGCGAGAGTGGAATTCGGTTTCACACCACGTTAACCCCCGGCAACGCCCCGCCTACCGAAACCCCTTCCGGGATCTCCGGTGAGAATGGCGGTGGCTGGACGGTCATCAACGGCGAAGACCACACCCGTTTTTTCCAGCTGCGCATGCCAGATTCTCAAGTGTATCGGACAGCTGGGCAAGGCGCTCCTATGAATCAGGAGATCTACCAGGGAGTGGCCCCCGGCGCCGCCCTCAGCTCGATCCTCTACGCTACCAATCAGACCGTGAACGGGCTGGCCACGGTCCATACCTTTCCGCCAGTGGATCCGCCAACAGATGAACACCTGAGCGCTTTCGCCCCCCAGGCGTTTGCATCAGCCCCACTCGATGAATCAGACCCCCGCCGGGTGCGCTCCTCCTTATTTCGAGGCCATTACCTCTGGCCTGTTCGCCCTCTGGATTCGGCCACAGCCGCTGTCCAGGTGGGAGGAGGAACGGTTTTGGTAGTGTGGGCCATCGCCGCCAGCCGACGTCCACGAGCAGATGGCACCTTTGATCTGAGCTCCTCTGTCACCGTGCGGATTGGTAGCAAGAGTCCGAGCGGGACGCTAAACACCGTCCTGGCGACTATTGAAATTCCGGCCGGCCGACAAGGGGTGGTCAAGAGGATGCACGCTCCTCTTTTCCGTGTCTTCGCGAAGACGTTGCACTACAGCCCCGCGGATTTTCACGTTCAGGTGCTGGCTCTGGATGAATTGGAAGTCACCCGCTGGTTCGGCGCGTCTAATGCGCCTGACAAAGTTTACCGAGTCACAGACGGCTGGCCGAATACCCGGGATCCCTATTCCCAGGATGGTGCGCTTGGGGCCCCCACCAGCGAGGTTCGGGCCCGGGGCGGTTACGCCTTTGCGTATCAGTACAACGACACGCTGGATTTGCTCGAGCTTGAGTCTTGATTGACTGGGGCGAGGCCACGAGTGCCTTCGCTGCTAATTCTTTTGTTGGATGTTACGAGCAAGACCCTGATCCGCTCGATCAGCGAGGGGGGATCTTACTCGCTGCCAGAACTCTATCAGGAGGAGATCCCCTCGATTGATCTTAGCCTCGTGCGCCGGGTTTCGTGGGCCGAATCACCCTTCTACGAGGTGATCAATCCTTCCGGCATGTCGCTCACGATCTCCGTGGGCCCGGCCGGCACAGCACACGCCAGCCAGAATTCCTGGACCATCGCGGGGAACAAGTTTACCGGCGAGCTGGACCTTCGGACCTCCGGGATCAACACCATGGTCTCCTCAGGCGACGCGGCCACCCAGCTCGAGATCAAGCTGCCCAATTTGCGGGCCATGTTCCCAGTGACGATTCGCCGATCGGTGAACCTGTCCGGGTCCACCGTGCCTCAGCCGGCGGCCAGCTACATCACCAAGCAGGAATCTGACGGGCGATATCTGCGCCGCGACGTGGTCGACACGTTCATCATGCGCAGCCAGCCCAGCGGGCTCAAACGGTTCCTGGTTTACATCAGCGACGACGGCAGCTTCCGCCGGGAGGAGATCACCTAAAGATGCGTTACCTCTCTTTTCTC